CCCTATTTTTCTGTGATTAGCAGAGCTAAGTCATTATCGATTGAGGAAACGTTGCGGCGCTCTGTTGCTTTGAGATATCGCTTCTGTATGCCACGAGAAGTCAATACTTTTTTGCGGCTATACAATCCTTTGTCAAACAGGCCAACCTCAACGCTCTTGTCTATCACCGCTAGGACTTCCTCTTCGCTCGACATTGTCTCCTCCGCGATAATGAATGCCAGGTCATCGCTCCATGTCATGTAATAGCCTGTATCGCGGTAGATTGTCGACAGTATGCTGATAAGAATTGCGACCGACACATTACCGCAAGAGCGCATGACTCGTCTCACTTTTATGTCTCTGAGAAAGTCAACATCAAAGCTAAAATAGTCGATTCCGTCCTTGATTGGCCTTGCCATGTTATTCCTCCTCCCCTGCTATATACACAGGCACTCCTGTTACTTTGGCGATTTCCTGGCGGAAATACTCCGCATCCGAGTTGCGGTCGGATAAGTGCAGCAGATGCACTTCCTCCAGGTCCCCCTGCCAAGAATTGTTTGCGTTGAAGAATTTGATGACGTGGTCAAGAGCAAAGTGACTTCTCAGAATCCGAGAGTATTGACGCTTGTCGATATGACCTAATTGGAATCGTTGCTCTAACCGGACTAGGTCATAATTGCACTCAATCATAGCAATATCGATATAAGAGAATCTGTATCGGATGTAGTAGGTGTCTGTTGCAAACAGAATCACCTTTCCGTTTGGACTCGTGATGACGAATCCGACTGGGTCTGCTGCGTCGTGTTCGGTGTCGAAAACCTCAACAGTCCACACCTTCATTTGCTCATCCGTCGAGAAAACAAGATAGTCCGTTGATTCTACTTCTTCTCTCCGATGCTCTGGCACATTCAGAGCATCTAGCGTTCCTTTTGTGCTTACCACATTGGCAGAGCAACGCTTGAGCACTTGATTGATGTACTTCCCATGGTCCTGGTGCTCGTGTGTCAGCAAGATTCCATCAACTTGAGCCCATGGAATCTTGAGCTTGGATGGATTGACCCCGGCCTCAATGAGGAGGCTGCTGCCACCTTCGGTTAGAAGGTAGCAGTTCCCCTTTGAGCTAGAGCCAAATGTCTTTATTTCAACCATTAGAACCCCGGCCCTTCATCGAACAAATCGCCCATTTCGTTAGCAATTTCTTCCGCTTGAATAATTTCGCCCGGCAATGAGATGTCCTCTGGTACTTCAACAGATTCTGGCTCTGGTTTAGGCTTAGCTTTTGCCTTGGCCTTTGGTTTGGTTTCGATGAGTACTTGATTAGCCTCTCGCTCGACCGTCTCGGTGACGTCGCGGACAGCTCGCTCTTGGTCATTCTCGAATTCTTCCTCTGTTGTGTCGTTTACTGCCTGGATAAGTGCGTCGCTGTCATCGCTAGTGTTGATAAACGCCTTGGCCGCTCTGTTGATGACCGTCCGCTTGGCCATCTCCTGCGGAAACTTATTCTGCACACTCTTGTTCTTCGATTGGCTCCAGGATGCTTCGATTTCTTTTCGAGTCATCACTGTGAGGACTTCTTCGCCATCTGATTTTTTTATGATGCAATAGGCCCCGATGATGTCGTTGTCTCGGTTTAGGAAGCTGGTCGTGTGCTTAGCAATCCGTTCGCGGCCGCCTTCAATCTCAATCTCGAATTCATCACCTTCATAGATGATAGTTGCCCAAATATCATCTACATTAGTTAGGCTCTTAACGACTTTCTGCGTTCCGAAGTAAGAACGCTGCATGGACAAGTTTTGGCCATAAGGGACGAAGTAGCACTGCTTTTTCGCAGGGCTAAGGCCTTGAATGGCCATATTGAGGAGGGAGTTGGCGATACTCTCACGAGAGCATTTTTCCAGTAAGTTGCCACTTGCTGAGTTCGTCATCTCGAAGAACGCGCTCTTTAATGCGTTGGCCGGATTGTAATTGGCAGGAATGGCCAATCCTCCATCCTTCTTCAATTCGTCTAATTTTCGAGCAATGTTGTCGGTGATGTCTTTTTGTAATAGTGTCAATTCGTTTGCCATGGTTGATTACCCCTTTACTGTTAATTTTTTATCTTGAGATACCGATAGAGTGATGACCTGCGTATCTACCTCAATGAGCTCGTTGACGCTCTCTGCGTTGTCGACGAACAGAGGTAGGTGTAGGTCGTAGTGGTTCATCAATGCGTTGATGATATCGAGCCCAGCATTGATTCTGGCTGCGTTATTGAGCCCTGTTGAGTAGTTTGCTCCGCCAACAGTTGGCTCGCAACATTCAATCAATCCACCGTTGATGGCTGTATCGAATAGCTTGAATTTCACTATTCTGAATTGGCTATTGATAGTCTCTGTGAGCAGGCTTACCTTGGTCCGGACGTATTCCTCCAGGACCATGAGCTGTTGCTCTAGCTCACCAAATTTAAGTCCTAAGCTCTGCTCCTTGGCAATTAGCTCATCCACACGCTCTTGTTGCTTGGCGTGTAGCTCGAATCGATAGAGTAAGTCGTTGACTTCGTTAATCTCTGCCAGGATAGCTCCTACCTTGGCCTCGATTTCTAACACAACCGCTGCCTGGTCGCGGTCCAAGGATTCTAGTTTGGCGTTGATTTCCTCACCATCTTCGATTAGAGCCTTGGCCTCTGGAGTGGTCCGGAATGTTGGCGCCTCTTTGGTTAAGTCCTTGATTCGATTAGCTTGTTCAGTAATATCTTTCGCCTTAATCTCTAGTAAGCTGTCAAGCTCTTTGATTTTCAATTCAAGCTCTTTGATATAGTCCGAACCTTCCTCAATATCCGACTTTAATAGCTTGATTTCAGCAGCATTCTTCTTGCCTTGGATTCGGATGTCCTTTAACTTATCGGACTTCATCTCATTGAATCCGGCCTTTTCTTGCTCGTACTTTGCTTTGATTTCAGCCATCTTTTCTTCGCCATAGTTTTGCCCACAAACTGGACAAGTTAAGCGGTGCTCGTCGAATTCTGGGAATGTCTCTGATTGCAGTTTTTCAAACTCTGCTCTGGCATCTTCATTCCATTTCTCTAGCTTTCGGATTTCATTCTCTGCGCTTTCTCGTCCGTCTTTAGCCTTGCGAAGATTGGACATAGCTTCGTGGCGCTCTGATTCGACTCCGGCACTTGATTCTCGCATCCGATTGAGTTTGTCTTGCTCCAAAGCTAGCGCATCTGCTGACTTTTTAGCTTCGCTTAGTGCATATATCCGCTCTTCCTCTGCGAATTTGGCCTTTAACTCAGCTCTCCGGGCTTTTAGCTCTGCTCCTAGCTGATTGGTCTTTGCGGCCGATAGCTCGTCCTGTACGCGAGATAAATCAGCCTGGAGTGATAGCTTGCGAGTGGACAACTCTTGCTTATCAAGCTCTTCGATATCTGGCAGGCTCCGTTGAGCCTCGTCAATACGTCCAGGAAGCTCTTTGATGTCCTTGTTGACCTGTTTCATCGCTTGCTTGACTAAAGCTGTTCGCTCCTCGACGCTCTTGCCATCTAGGATGTCCGGCAACTTAGCAAGCTCCTTGTTGGATGCAATTACATCGGACTCGCTCACGTCACCGGCCATTTCTAGCAGAATCTTCCGACGGTCATCTGCCTTCATCGTTTCTGCAAAGTAATTGACCTTTGTCAGCATTTGGAACAGGGCCTCTCCGCCAAGCTCCTCAATGGCTGCCTTATAGTCTTTCTGACTGACCTTGAGCTCATCGATATAGTACGATGTCGTGTGTCCATCGAAGCTCTCTTTTAATGAGCCGCGCTTCTTGGTCCACTTCTCGGCAATCTTCCGAGTTAGTTCCTTCTCTACGCCATCGATTACAAGATTGACGGTGACCTCTGTCTCAAGGTGGTGCTTTTCCTGGTTGTTCTCATCCAGAGGTTTCCAATCGAATTTCGTGTCTGATTGGTCTTTACTGTCCTTACCAAACAGGCACCATAGAAAGGCATCATATACCGTTGTCTTACCGGTACCATTACCACCGTAAAGAGCCATTCCTTTGCCTAAAGTCGCAAGCTCGAATTGTGAAATTCCCTTAAAGTTTCTAATAGTGATTGAATCTAGCTTAATTCTCATGATATAATCTCCTTGTATCTGTTTTACTGACCGAATCGGGCTGCAACCTGGTCGGTCTTTTTTATTTTGTCCAGGAACAAACGCAAGTCATCGATGTGACCTTGTTCTCCTGTTTTCTCCAAGCCATCAAGCGACTTTTCGAGCTGTTGCATAAGGAACGCTCGTCTGCGCTTGTCTGGCCCCTCTGCGTTTCCGTACCGGTCGAATAGGAAGCACCGACAAAAATCTTTGATGTCGTTGTATTCGGAATCCATGTCTGTGAGTCCGAATTCAAACATGATGTAATGCTCGGCTGTTTCTTGAGCCATTGGCTTTAGTTCGTCGTATTTGTATAGGATTTGGACCATTACTTGTCCTCCTTATTCATGTCTGCGAATCCGCAGGCTACCAGTCCGACAGACATCGCTATTATGCAGATGCCATTTGCGATGCCATCGCCTCCTGGCTGACATCCGTTGACCCACCAGGCCCAAATCATAGTAGTGAAGCAAATTGGCATCAATGCTCCTAGCATTAGCCAATGTATGTTCTTCTCTGTCACTTTCATTTCTTACTCTCCTATCTTGTGTGCCTCGATGAAATCTTCGAGGTCTGTCCTCTTAATGAGATAGCACCCATCAATTTTTGATACCGGCAATCCTTTTCGGAGCCAAGACTCTAGCGTCGGTCTAGCGACCCCTGCAACTGTACAAGCATCCCCTTTGCTGAGGTATTCCGCTTTGATGGCATACTCTCTCTCGATTCGTCCGATGGCATCCTTGACCAGGCCGATTAGTTGGCCGCCGATGACTGACTCGAAGCTCTGAGAGAATAGCGAGCTATCTGCCATAATGCAGCCCCCCTTTAGTATCGCGATACTCAATCCATTGGTCCGCGATTCCAGGGCCTGTTACTAACATCAATCCGGTAGCGTGGCAAAGCTCGCTGTTACCGTCTGGTAGGTCGAATCTCATGTCATACGGTTGCTCGCCCTCTGCTAGCTCCATACGGTATGGATATAGGCCTTTCTTTTCTCGGAACCAGGCATCTTTTCGTTGTATGATGATTGCTTCCATGATGTTCCTACCCCTCCTTGACTTCGATGTCTGGTCTAAAGGCGTTGATTTTAGCAATGAGCTTCTCAAGCTCCTTGACTATTTCGGCTGCCTCTCTAACCATGGTGTTTAGCTCGTGGATGTTGTTGATTTCTACTTTCATTTCTATTCCTCCTCTGCCAAAAATTTGTTAATGAAATACTGCTGACCTTTTCCGGTCACTTTCGTGGTCTTGCTGATGATGATGGAACCGTCTGGGTTGCTATGTGTTCGCTCTTTGATTTCGAAGAGGCCCATTTCCATAGCGCGTTGTGTTGGCGTGTTCCAATCTTGGCCTTTGCGCTTGATTAGGTAGCCATTCTCTCGCATCCAAGCAAATAGGCGAGTCCCACCGATTTTCACTTTGTTTTGATTCAACAGCTTGGCTAGCTCACCGATTAGGATGCTGGTCTTGCTAGCTGCCACTGCATCGGCAAATAGTGCCTTTGGCTTGAGCTCCTCGACCTTCGTCTCAAGGGTCAGTACTTTGTTGTTGGCCATTAGCAAGGCTCTGGCCATAACCTTTTCTGGACTGTTGTAGTCCTTTTCCACTTGGATGAAGTAGCTCCGGACTTCGCGACCTTTAGGTGTCTTGCTAATCATTGCCAGATGTTTGGCCATGTCTAACTTAACTGCGAAGTCTTGGAGCTCTTGTGTCCCACCATGTTGATTTTGGGGTGTAGTTGTAACTACGGGGCTAAAATCTTCGCCTTCTTCAAACATCTTGAAGTTTTGCTCTACCCACTGACTAAATCGAGTCTTGACACCTAACTCCTTATGGAGTAATCGAGCACTCACTACTGGTTCGTTCGTTTGGTTTAATGTTACTAGTTGCATTGTCATGCCTCCTTATTCTTTCTTAGGGTGTCTTTTAGGACACTTTATCTGTAAAAAAAATTTCCATCACATCGCCATCGGTTAAGCCTAAGACTTTTTTGCAAGCTACCATCTCATCTCGCTTAAACTCCGTTCTGCCGGATAATCGAGAGTAGTATACATCTCGTGTAAAGTCTCTATCTACCTCAAGGTCTAAACGTTGGATAAAGTCCTCAACTTTCATCCCTCGCTTAACAATAGCTGATTTTAATGCGTCCTTATTCATGGAGCACCTCCTTCCTTGTGTCATTTAGGACACTTTTATGTTATCACGGCATCTTGTAGGTGTCAACACTTTTTGTGTCATTTTCGCAACTTTTTTTGTTAATCTACCGAAAAGTGTTGTTTTTAAGACACTTTAGCGTTATTATATATACATGGAGGTGACAGGTATGATTGACCTAAAACAACGCCGAGAAAAACTTGGCCTAACTTTAGAAGAGGTTGGGCAATATGTGGGCGTCGGAAAAAGCACTGTTCGAAAATGGGAAAATGGCGTAATTAACAATATGGGTAGAGATAAAATTGCAAAATACGCTAGTATTCTTAGAATAAGCCCCCTTGAATTCTTATACGATATTACCCCTGAAAATTTGATACCAGTAGATAACAAAAACACTGTTCGCATCCCAATCCTAGGCACCATCAAATGTGGCCAACCAATCCTGGCAGAGGAAAACATCACCGGCTACCGCGAGGAATTGTCAGACCGGTTGCCATCTGGCAATTTGTTCTATCTCCGCTCTCAAGGTGATTCCATGCTTCCTACTATCCCAGAGGGGAGCTTGGTCCTTATTCGTGAGCAGCCAACGGTGGAGTATGGAGAGGTGGCGGCAGTCTTGGTCAATGGAGACACCGAGGCCACGCTTAAGAGAGTTAAGAAACAAGGTGACATCGTCATGTTGATTGCTGACAATCCGGACTATCCGCCTTATGTAATAACAAAAGACAACCCTGCTCGTATCATCGGCAAGGCTGTCCTGGTAAGCACAGAGCTGTAGAGAGGAGGAGACGACATGAAATTAGGACTCAGAAAGCCAAGCCTCAAGCGGTCACTCAAGGCCAGAACCGTCGGCAAATGGAAACGCAAGGCTAAGAGCGCGTTTAATCCTTTCTATGGCAAGAAAGGCGTCGGGCTCCTCAAGAACCCGTCCAAGTCCATCAAGAGCCGGGTCTACAAGCGGACGACCGTTGGCGTGAACCCTCTGAGTGGACTGGACGGGAGCAAGGGCAAGAGAAAACCGCAAGGGGCCAAGGCACAGGGCAAGGCGACGAATCACAAGGAAAAGCCACCATTGAAGTGGGGGAAAGTTGACGCTTGGGGAATCGGAATCTTCTCAGTGGGTTTCTTCTTGTATTATCTATCGAATGATACAGGTTTCCTGCTGAGCTTAGGCTCTGGACCATTGGCGGGCTTCCTGGTTTGGTTGCTGTTTAAGTCCCTGGCTAGATAGGAGGTGCCACCATGGTCAAGTACTCTAAATACGAATCCAGGGGCCAGACTAAGTGGCAGTATTATGGCCATGCTGGCGTTGACCCCAAGACCGGTGACAAGATTAAGCTGCGAAAAAAAGGCTTCTCGTCGAAGGCAGAGGCAAAGCTACACTATGAGAGAGCCTTGGACCGGGTCCGGTCACAGGGCACAGAGAAGAGAATAAAATACGCGGACCTATATGCCCTATTCCTCGATTTCTACCGCGATACAGGCGTCACAGAGTCAACCGTTATCAAGTATCGACTCGACTCCGAAGGCCATATCTTGCCTTACCTGGGCAAGTATTACGTCGATGCTTTGACCGTTCCCGACTTGCAAAAGTGGGTGGCCCAGGTCCGGGCCAAGCGAAAGGACTTCCGGAAGATTGTAGGTCATGCTCGTGCTGTCCTTAATTTCGGCGTCCAGGAAGGCTATTTAAGCGAGAACCCTCTCGCCAAGGTGATTATAAGCCCGAGCAAGGAACGCTACCGGGAACGCAGAATAAGCGCTTCTCAGAACGTCTACACGCCGGAGCAGTTGGTCACTTTCCTGGACTTCTGCCGAGACCATCTGGAGTTCCAAAAGTACGTCTACTTTCGCCTCTTAGCCTTTACCGGCCTTAGACGAGGAGAGGCACTAGCCTTGCTCAAGTCGGACATCAATCAAGATGACCGTTCGATAGTCGTTAACAAGACCCTGGCAGAGGGCCCGGACAATGCTACCGTTGTGGCTCACCACACTAAGACAGGCAATGCTGACCATGGAGAAACCAAGGTCTACCTGGACCAGCACACGTTTGAGCTCGTTATGGAGCTATGTGGCAAAGCTATCGTTAAAGGCTCATGGCATCAAGTCGTGGATGTCTCTCTGAGCGAGTACCTATTCGCTAGCCCTCGTAACATGAGCCACTTCCACCGAGCGGCGCCAAACGAATGGCTGGCTAAACTATGGCGCAAGTATGAGTCAGAGCTTGCAGCGCTCGGACTGCATCGCATATCGCCTCATGGATTCCGTCACTCGCAAGCGACACTCCTTTACGAGCTAGGCATAGACCCAAAGGATGCCCAGCATCGCCTCCGTCATAAGAACCTAAAAACCACGATGGACATCTACACCCATATCTCCAAGGACCGGAAGGCCGGCATAGCAGATGAGCTTGATGCCTTCTCATCCAGAGGGACAACAAAAGGGACAAATGTTATCAAGTTTCCAACGCAAAAAGAGCGAGAAAGCCTAAAATAACAGGCTTTCTCGCTTATTTAGTTTATTCTAACCGACAGACCCTTCCA